ATAAAATTTAATAACAAAGCGTGAAAAATTACAAGATTTATAAGACAAATAATATTAAAATTCTAGACTTGAAGTAATTGTTTTTTCTGAAAAATTACTTTTATTTTTATACTTTATATAACTGTTTTCATTACAGTGAAAACTACTGAATGATTTTAAGCACACATACTAGGTAAGGGCACGTTTTATCATTAACGTTAAATTACTTCTATTATAACCGGAAGCTAGGATGTTTCATATTATAACCGTGAACACGGGACAATTTATATCGGATCATTCAATACATATGGATTAGGAAACAGCCCTGCCGTATACTTGATATCATCACCAAATGATCCAACAAAATAGTATACAGATCCTCCATATATACAAGCAAGAGCCGTATTATCCATACTAATTCTAAGAAAAGAACCTTTAGGAATTATAATTAAGCTTGTATTATAAACAAGAATATCATCATTAACTACAACATCTGTATTGTATGTAATTGTTGAACCACCATTAATTCCAGGAATTGTTGCATTGGAATGATTATAAGAAAGAGTTACAGAAGAAATTGTAGACCTTTTTATTGGTTCAGAGTTTGATGAATCAACTGAAACTAATCGATAAAATGCACTACTAGATCCAATTGAGTTCAAAATTGATACACTACCATTTAATAAATCCCATGCATATAAAGAAATTCCAGATTTTGTAATACGCATATCTCCACCAGATAAAGTAAAATTATAAGTATCACCACCTGGACAAATCATAAAAGACCAAGGATCACTACTTGTAGTTTGATAACGTGTTAAAAATTGTGTATCAGGAGCTAAAGTTAAAGTTTGTTGACCTACAAAATCAATTTGATTATTTTGAAAAAATGGGGAAACCTTTAAAGTACCGCTCCCTACATCACCAACCGCTTGTTTTTGACGTTTCATAAGAACATCAGGATATATAAAAGGAGTTAATTGTGCAGAACCAGATAATAAAACTACTTGAGGGGGTCCTAATAAATAATAAAATTGAAATGAATCAGT